CGAGCGCGGCCGGTCAGCGTCGGAATCAAACCCCATGCCGGGCTGGATCTGATAGGACTCGGCGCCCACCACATCCTGCGCCAGGCGCGCCCAGGTGCCGAAGCCGCAGATCCCGAAAGTGGGCATCTCGGCGCCGTTCTTGTTGACGCCCACAATGTACTGCAACACGTTGCTGCGGGTCGGGGCCACCGCGCCGGCATTGTAGCGCTTGGACTGCCACCACGTGTTAGCGACGCGATTGATGTTGCCGTAAGTGACCAGGTTGGTCGAATCGTCCACCGCGCCGGGCAGGCCGATGAACTGCTGATTGTTCGAGAAGTTGTTGAACAGCGCGGTCGCCATGGCGTCCGCCTGGTTGTTGCCCGCATCGTTCATGCGGGCTTCCAGCAAAGGCACCACCGCGTGATCGAGCTGCAGCGCCGCTTCCATGCCGAGGAACGGGATCGGCGTGACGAGCGCCTTCAGGTTGAACTCTGCCAGACTCGCGCCTTGCTGGCTTCCCGGCTGATTGAACGAACCGGAGTAGTCGGTCCACTGCGAGTTGACAAAGGAGTTCCCCTGAACCGGCACGGACACGGACGAGACACCGCCCATCGCGACTTGCGCGTTGGCGAGGCCCGCGGCGACGAGCGGCGAGGTGTTGTAGATCTGCACGATCATCTTCGGGATGAACGCGCGCCGGGTGACGGCGACTAACTCCGTGCCGGCGGGTGCTGCGGGGACGATGCCTTGACCCAAGACGGGCATGTTGGATTCTCCGAGTTACTTCCTAGACAGTCCCCTGCCGTACTCCCCACCCGCGCAGCGCGCGGCGGGCCTTGATCTTTCGCTCTGCAGCCTCAGTGATGAGCGCTGTTTTCGGGCGCGGACGCGATATCGCTCACGCGTGGAACCTTTTAGGCCCGTTTCCGTGCCTGCAATTCGTTGATGATGTTGTGCGCGGTCTTGCGTGCCCACTGCGCCGGATTCTTGAAGATGTCCTTCTGATCCGTGGGCATGTCGTAGTTACCGGCGATCGACTCCGGCGTCGGTGCGGCAAGCCGCTGCTCCATGTCCATGACGTTCATGGCGGTGTCGAAATTGACGATGCCGCGGTCGGTCATGAACTTCTGCACGTCCTCGACCTTGAAGCCGCGGGCCTGCACGCGGGCGTGCTCGGCGGCCACGCGCTGCTTGAACTCCTTCTCCTGCAGCTCGGTTCGCAGCTTCTGGGTGTCCTCAATCACCGGCTTGAGCGCACTCTGCAGCGCCTCTTCCTGCTCGATCTCGGGGAAGGTGAGCTTCGGGTCCACCTTCTTGAGCAACCGCTGCGCGCCGCGGCGCGTTTCGGCATCCGGGGATTGCAACAGCTGCTGCATCCCGGCGGCGAGCTGTTTGATTTGGGATTCGGTCAGGCCTTCCAGCGACATGGGCACGATCTCCGAGGTGTAACACAGGTGGGCGATCAATCGCCGCGCTTGTTGCTCGCGACGATCTTGCGCTGGGTGGACCCGGGCGCCTGCACGCGCATCTGGTTGCGCCCGAGCGCCTTACCGGCATTCGACAGGCCGCCCATCTGCGCGAAGCGCGGCGGATTGACGATGTTGCCGTTCACCTGCGCGTTGCTGCGCGGGTCGCGGAGCGCGCCCTCGGCGTCGGGGCGGAACAATCGATTGGTGTCAGCCATGGCGGGATCCTCGTTGCGGGGGTTACTGGCCTGGAGCGCCCGGTTGGGGGGCTCCGCCAGGGGGGGCTCCGGCGCCCGGCGCAGGGCCAGGCATGCCGGGACCGGCGAATTCTGCAATCATTTTGCGCAGCTCGGCGGGCATGAGCTGCTCGGTGCCGCCCTCGGATTTGCCGAACACCGCTCCGAGAGAGCTGAGGCACTTGAGAATGGCTTTCCCTTCTTCGCTGGGAGAGCCGAAGGCGCTCAAGGCACGCTCTAGGAGGCGGGTCGCCATGAGAACCTCGACGCGTGAGCCTTCCTGCTGGCCGGCGGGGGCCTGGGGCGACATCATCGTGGCCGCTGCAGGCGAGCCGCCGCCACCCGGCGGGGTCGCCCCAGGCGGAGGTGTCCCGCCACCCGGCGGCATCTGATTGGCAGGTACGCTCACATTTTCTCGCTGTCATCACGACAGTGCGGACGGGGCGACGCTACGGGCTCACCTGGGATATTGTCAAGTTCCTGATGTGACAAAGCCCGCACACTTCGCAGCATGCGGGCCTTGGATCTGCTTGTTCAACCCCCTCGGCGATCAACCCTCGGGTGGTCTATCCCTTCGAGCTGCCGCAACGAGGCGAGAGTCTCTACAGGAGGATTTTCACTGGCGTTTAGCCTCGAAAATACTGGTGATGTCCGTTAGGACTAGCGGCGCTTGCGCCGTCCGCCTTTTCGCTTGCGGGCCATGTTTGGCTCCTTTCTGATACGAGCGTTGAGTCCCCTTACCGGCCGCCGAGCTTGGTCACTTTCGCTTGGGCCGCAGCGGCCTCCGCTTGGGCCTTCTGCGCCGCGGCGCGTGCCTCGGCGGGCAGTATCTTACGACGCAGCTTCATCCGCAGCAACTGCTTGCCGGAGATGTCGAGCAGCTCGAGCGCGCTCTCCTTGTCGATCAGGCCCGCCTTCAAGGCGGCGAACACCAGCTCACGCTGGTCTTCCACGAAGATGGGCGAGTTGGAGTGCGCGTCCACCTTCACCAGAAAGTCGCTCGAGATCTGGTTCAGGATGAAGATCTGGCCTTCCTCGCCCTCCTCCACCGGCTCGCTGCGATACTTCTTCGTGGAGAATTTCCGCATGAGCTTCAAGTCGTACGTCGCCAGGTTCTCCAACGAGTCCTCCACGATCATGGCGCGCTTCTTCGCCCGCGAGGACCCCAACTTCGCCAGCTGACTGGCGTGGCCGCTGGACCGGACTCCTGTCTCGCCGCGGCCGGATAATACGTTGTTGACCCCAGACATCTCCTCGAACATCGCATCCAGCTCGCGCACCTCCTTGAAGAGATCATCGGGGATGGTGGGCTGGTGCGAGGTGGCCTTGGAGTTTGGCATGTCGCCTGCGATGCGCCCGCCTGGGGTGTCGAAGGCCGCCATGATCTCGTCGGTGACCGTGTAGCCGGAGAAGTCCCACGGCGGGTTGGCCTGGCGATCGAGCATCTTCCTGATCTGCGCCATGCGGTCGTTGCGCAGATCCTGCAGCGGCAGCAGGCGCTCGACTTCCGAGTAGCCCCAGAAGTAATCCGGCGCGGGCGAGGGGCACACTTGAATGAACGGCGCCTCCCCCTCGATGCCCATTTTCCCCTCAAGCGGTCGGTCCCAGATCACGACATAGGGCTCAGCCATGGTGACAACCTGATACGTGTCCTTCTCGCTGTTCCACACGTACAGCTCGCGCATCTGCACCAGCGGCTCGTACACCCGTGGACGGTAGTCGGCCGCGCTGTAGAGGTTGGGATTGATGCCGCCCATCATTTGGTTGCCGGCGATCAGGGGCTGAATCGTGGTGACGACGATGTTGGCCGGCCCCCCGGTCTCGCCCTGCGAGGGTGAGGCGGAGGCCTCGACGCGATCGAGGATCTGATTCACGCGCTCCTGCGAGATCGAGCCGCCGATCATCGCGGCGCGCAGCTCGGAGGCCAACTGCGTCTTGGTGATCAGGTACTCGTGACAGAACGCTTCCTGCGAGCTGATCTTGGGCGAATCCTCGCGCAACACGCCGAAGTTAGCGGGCTCCACCAGGCCGGTGACCAACTCGCCGTCACGCCAGATGGGCTTCAGCAACATCGAGCCGTACACCCAAGCCCACAACAGCGCGAGCCCGAAGGTGATATCGGTGTCGGACGAGTGCCACCCCTCGTTGACCGCCTCACTGACGGAGGGCGCATAGGCGAGATTCAACCCCGATGCCGAAGCGCTGAACTCCACGGCGAAGCGGGTGGTCTCCTGCGAGTACATGAACGAGGTGAGCTGATCGACGTGCGGATAGATCTTATTCACCACCACGTTGGGATTCAGCGCCTCGTCGCACCCAGTCATGAAGTAGCGCTTCCAGCGGTCGTACTGCGCCTTGCGCGCGTTGCGCGAGACCATGCAGGCGCGCGCGAGCCGGTCGTACAGCTCCAGCCGCTCGGCGTCGTTCTTCGGGATAATCACCCGGGAGCGTCCGGCATTTCAGCGGGCCGATAGACCAACTTGGGGTCAATCACCGGCCGCGGTTGCGGGATGTGCTGCACGCGCCCTTCGACGCTGGCGCCGAATGTCGAGGTGACCGCGTTCTCGCCCTGCACGGTTGAGCCGCCGATTGCCGCCTGCGGATCAACCCGCGGCACGGCGGCGCCCTGCACCTGGGAGAAGCCGGGCGCGGCATGCGGCACCGAGTGCCACAACGGCGCGAAACTCATCTCCTTGCGCACGGGATCCATCGACTGGCCGCGGCGCAGGTAGTCGCGTACTGACTCCCCGCCATTGGAACCTAAGTTGGTGAGGCCAAAATCCCCCGCGAGCGCCCGCAGCGCCGCATCGGCCACTTTCGTCCCGTTGGATTTGATGCC